CCAATGCGCTACCAATGCCTATAATGCGTTGGTGATGCGCCATTTATCAAAACCAAAGCATTACGCACGTAAGTTTAGGAACCCCTTCCTCACCGTTTATAAACACGCGTTACGCCATGAGTATTTTTGTGCGTACACACAGGAGTGGGAGGAAGCTTGGAGGCAAGGAAAGAGCGGTAGCAAATTACGCAACATTGATGAATCCCGGCGTCTCGATCAACCCGCCCCCAATCGTGGGAAGTCCTTTGTCAAGTTTGAGATTTCGTGTAAAGCACCGACAAAGGCACGCCTGATCCAGGCCAACCACAATGAGTGCACGGCATACGAATTTCCCGAGGAATACCGCGCTGTGACACGGGCGGTCAAAGCGGTAGCCAGTCAACCCATCATCATTGAGGGGATCACCTTCGAACTGCATTATGCCGGTGGTCACGACCACGAAAGCCTGAGCAAATTATTCACACAATTCATATTGGAGTGCCCAGGCAAGTATTACATCGATGAGCGCGACGGTAAGAATTGGGACAGCACGATGCAGAAAGAGACACTGTTGGCTGAGTTGGACGTTTACAAGATGCTGAAGATGAAGGCTGCAGATAGGTTCGGGGCCCGTTGCGCTGAGAACAGAGCTTTCATATCCTGTAAGAAGGGCATTGAACGCATTTTGATCCGCTACATATCAAGCTGGAAGCGACTCAGCGGCGATTGGAACACATCACTTGGGAACACACTCATATCTATGATGGTGTGTGTGCACGCCATCACTAATCTCCCTGCCCATTTGAAACCAGCTCGTGTGCGGGCTTTGTTCATGGGAGACGATTACTTGGGTGTGTATTATCACAAGGAGTTGCCATGTCCCAAAGATTTATCCCGCGCCCTTGATGCCGGTGAGCAACAGATGGGCATTACCCCTGCGCGGGGCCTATTCGATGATCCGCTGCATGTGACCTTCATCAGTCTATCCGTGTGGCCTACGTTCGACGGCACATATCAGTTCGTGCCACAGCCAGCGAAGCAGCTATGCAAGCTATTTTGGTCGGCCAAACGCCTTCATACGTCACAAGTCCGTGGTTATAGTACAGACATCGCGAAGTGCTTGTGGGCTACGTATCAAGGATTCCCACTGATGATGCAGTTTTTGAAGGCGCACTACCACCCGAACGAGCGTTGCAGCGTCAAGTGGGACCATTACTTCGCAGACCAGCTGCTGATTCGCGTTGCTAACGTTGATTGGCAAAGTGGCTTCGTCTACAAATACGGGATTCCATATTCTGCCACTTTCTTCGAGCTACCCAAAGTTGACGGGGCAGTCCTGCAACACCCAGTCGTTAATGCAATGTTGGAGATTGAGTTGATGGACCCTATGGACAGGAAGGCCTGTCTGTCCCGCCTCCGATGAGATTCCACCTCATTCCTCGCAAATCATTACCACCACCAAGGGATGCTTACAACTTCCCAGCTGGAAGCAAGGAAGCAAAGGCGCAAGATTAAGAGACGGCAAAGGCGTGTGATGAAGACACGTGGCCAGGCAGTGCCACAAATCACCGACCAGCCGGCTAGGGAGCAACGTGATGCTGCAAGGAAGGTTTATCGGGCTGTCACGGCGCGCTTTAAGAATGGCAACCAAGGTGTGCAGGACTTGGCAGAAGCAATGACGATGCCTTGTATGGCGGCAGTACGGTTTCCAACGCAGGACATGCCACGTACGTCCGTCACAGTTTGCACAGACCAGCGCAATGTGTCATCGCCCACGGTGGCCTACTCGAGCTTTCCCACTGGTGATTTGCTCATAGCCTTTTTCGGACA